GGTATGTACGGTATCATGAAACTAGCCGGCGAATGGCTAGTGAAAGATTATCATGACAGAGGGGCGTTCGGTCACACTATCATTCGTCCTAGCGCAGTGTACGGGCCTTGCGATGTAGAAGACCGTGTTGTCTCAAAGTTTCTTCTAGCAGCATTACGTGATGAAACTATTATAGTAAATGGACTAGCAGAAAAATTAGACTTTTCGTGTGTTGACGATGTAGCTGATGGCATCGTAGCGGCTACATTGTCTCACGATACTGCTAACAAGTGCTATAACGTCACGAGAGGAGCTTCTAGGACACTGTTAGAAGCAGCCGAGCTAGCAGTTAAGCTTGCTGGTAAAGGCACAATTGAAGTCAGAGATAAGGATACTGCTTTCCCGAGCAGGGGAGCATTGAACATTGATGCTGCTAAAAAAGATTTCAACTTTAATCCTAAGGTTGACATAGAAGAAGGATTTAAAGCTTACTATGAGTGGTTATCTAATTCCGCATTTTGGTCTAAAAAGACAATACGATAACCTCCAAGATGAGTTGCTAGATGCAACCCATGACGCCTTAAAGGAAGGGGTGCTGATTAATGGCCCCTATACCGCCGCACTAGAATCATGGCTATGTAATTACACGGGTTGTAAGTTTGCTACAGTCACGCACAGTGGAACTCATGCGCTAGAGTTTATCGCTGGGTATCATTACGATCTTAGTTTTTTAGCAGGGGAAGAAGAACCACCGCGGATCCGCATTCCAAACTTAACTTTTCCTGCTACGTTAAATGCATTTGTTAGTACAGGATGGGACGTTGAACTAGTTGATACTGATAGTAATGGATTGATTAAGTTTGATGATGACTATGAAGATGGTTTTAACAGCTACACCTGCTTTGTAGGATTATATGGTGCTAGTCCAAATCGCAACTTTTACTCTAACACAATTGTAGATGGCGCGCAACACTGGTTATCAGTAAACCAACATCAAATTGGTGATGCTATGGCTATCAGTTTTGACCCTACTAAGAACTTACCGAGTAGCGGCAACGGCGGCGCAATCGTAACAAATGACCAATCGCTATACGATTGGGTAAATGTTATGAAGAACAATGGCAAGTTTGAACATTACTATCCTGGCACTAACAGTAAGATGAGTGAATTAGAGTGTGCCCATCTATTAGTTAGGTCCAAATATATTGATAGATGGCAAAATCGTAGAGAAAAAATACGAAATTACTATTTGGATAGATTTGAGGGTTTACCATTTAGGTGTCTCAGTGAACCGTTTGACAAACATGCTGATCAAAAGTTTGTTATCTATACGCCGGAACGAGGTGACCTATACTCGTATTTAGAGAATAACAAGATTGAAGCTAGGGTACACTATAGTCAGGCATTAAGCGAGTTGCCAATTGCTAAGGATATTATCAAGAAGCCGGACATGCTTAGTACTAGTATAGCATTGTCTAGGGGCGTACTGAGTCTTCCTATCTACCCTGAACTTTCTGACAGTGAAATAGAAGCCGTTGCAGACGCCGTTTGTAAGTTTTTTGATAAATAAATGTGTTATGTCAATATTCTGGATTCTTACTTTTGTACCGACTTTTGTATTTAACCTAGCCCTCATTGTTGGGGTAGTTGGGTTACTAGTTTCTGTTGTCGCAGGAAGAGTCCCATTCATATCTCAATATAAACTACCTATTCAACTCCTTGCATTAGCCCTTACTATTGTAGCCGTTTTCTTTCAAGGCGCTCTAGCCTATAAGCATAGTGTTGCGCTTGAAGTAGCTGAGTTAAAGCTTAAATTGCAAAAAGCAGAAACAAAATCAGTAGAAACCAATGTAGAAATCGTAGAGAAAATTGTTACGGATACACAAGTCATCCGTGAGAAAGGTAAGACGATTACTGAATATGTTGACAGAGAGATTGTCAAGTATGACAATTTCTGTGAACTCCCAACAGAAGTAATCAACGCACACAATATGGCGGCAACACTTAATCTTAATGAGGGTACTCCTGAGGGAGAACCTAAGTGAAGAAATTATTAATTCTTCCCCTTTTAGTATTGTCTGGTTGTGCGGTTCACGTTGAACCCGTAACTGCTAAGTTTCCAGAAGCTCCTGCTACATTATTACAGAAATGCGAAGCTCTCAAAGAAGTTGCTAAAGACGCTTCACTTAGCGACTTTACCAAAGTAGTAGTAGAAAACTATATTCTATATCACGAATGCAGCCGTAAAGTTGAAGGTTGGCACGAGTGGTATACCAAACAAAAAGCTATATTTGAAGAAGCTACCAAATAACAAATCGGTAACTATCGTGATAAATACTCTATAATCACGGAAGGTTGATATGGCTACACAAGAAATCATTAACATTGGTACACTACCTAACGATGGCGAAGGCGATCCGTTAAGAGTAGCGTTTGGCAAGATCAATAATAACTTCGCTAACCTTTTCCCTACCGCAGTAAACACAAGTAGCTCCTACTCAGTAGGCACTACTCCCGGGCAGCTTATTTTTGAGACTCCCGCTAATACTTTTACAATGGGTCAACTTTTTGTGTACGCTGCTGATGCCGAAGGTAATAGTAGCCAATCAATGCAACTTAATGCACAAATCAATCAGGCATTAGATGATGCAAAGTTTAGTGCAGTAGGTACCTCGGTATTTGGAAGTGCATTGACAACTTATAGTATGCAGGTTTCTGGTGGCAATGTTCAACTACTAGCTGATCCTTTAGAAGATGCTACTATTTTTCACTTCATCGGATCTCAACTACTTTGGATTGGTGCAAACGTCCCTGGCTTATTAATGGGAATCGATGGATATGTAGACTCAGTAATGTCTACTGAAAACGATTTGAACGTATCAACCGAGCAAGCATTTTAATGAGAGCATACGAATTCATAACAGAATCCGTTACTGATGGATTAAGTGTTGCATCCTATGCACTACCTAATACCTTTGTTATTCCTGAATTGAAGAATAATGATTTCTATGAATTGTATAGATTCGGAGTAGCAATTGCAGATGTTCGTGGAACGAACGGCCCCGATGATGGTGTTCAAAATGAGTTCAAGAACGATTTTACAGCGGAAACTACATGGGGCGAGAATCAAGTAGTATCTTCTGAATTTGATGCTGATATTGGGCAAATCATTGATCAGGCATTAGCAAAAGTAGGAAAGCGCGGTAAACAATCAGTAAGTACGCCGGGCAGCGATGAGATTCCAAACACCGGAACACAATCAACTCTTAAGCCCTTTAAGGGATATAAGCGATGAGAGCGCACGAGTTCATTAGTGAATCTAAAGGAAAGCCTTCTAACCGACAACAGCAGTCTACTGTTGGGCTAAACCTGTTTGCAATAAGCCAATACGACCGCACTTATGATTTAAACAGAGTAATGATGGCTGTTGCCTCAACCGACGGTAAAACTGTTCCTGATTTAAGTAGCGAGAGCTGGGTAGGTAAAAATAACACCGCTCACCCATATACTACAGTAGAACAAGATATGTTAAAAATGGCATACAAAGCAGCTGGCGTTCCATTTAAAGATTTGAACAAGGGTGATTTAGATAGCGAAGAACTAGATTCTACACAAGACCAAAGCCCAATAAAGCCTTTCAAGGGGTATAAGAAATGAGGGCTAGTGAGTTCGTAAACGAGTCTAGCAAGATTAGACAAGGTGCAAAACATGCTCTTCCTGGTTTAACAATCAATAAGGGTTTAGATAATAATAATAATCCCTATCTTGCATATAGATTTGGTGTAGCTCTTGCTGCTGCACCTCGCGGCGATATGGAACCAAATAATGAAATCGGTAGCAACTTTACTATGATTGATTACACTGATGCTGGTGCAGAAATTCGTAAACATGCAGAAAAGGTAATGGGTCAACCTTCCTCAAAGAAAACTAGTAGTGATTCATGCGAATTAGATAGCGTGAACAAAACTAGTCCGGTTGCTACTAGACCAAAAGATCACAGAAAAAAATAATTACTATCAAATCACCGCATAAGTAATTTCATGAACAATTTAATCGACATCAACCAAACCCTCGACCTCATCAAGCTCAAGTTCTATAATGAATGGCTTTACACTGCCCACATCTATGATGAAGGCGATAGCAAGTTTCATCAAACATTGACTAAGCAAGTAGTAGAAACTTATATTGACCCACTCAATTTGCCAAAGGATGCACACATTCTTGATTTAGGAAGTGGCCCAGGCTACTTTCTTGACGAAATGAAAGAGCGTGAGTATACTAATGTGACCGGTGTAACACTGAGTCCCGGCGATGTTGCCATCTGTGAAGGCAAAGGCCATACTATTAAAAAGTATGACTTAAGTTTTTTGCCTCAAGCTGATGGTTACTACGATGAAAGTGTTGACTTCATTTTCTTGCGTCATGCATTAGAGCATAGCCCGTATCCTATCTTTAGTTTGATGGAATACAATCGTGTATTGAAGCAAGGTTCAAAGATTTATATTGAAGTGCCTGCACCCGACGGTGATAGAAAACATGAATTTAATTTGAATCACTATAGCGTTCTTGGACACAATCAACTTGCCGCACTACTCATGCGCTGTGGGTTTGATATTGACCAATTTAATAATCTTGAATTTGATCTTAATGTTCCGAATCCCGAAGACCCTGAAAATCCAACAAAAGCTAAAGAAAAATACTACTGTATTGTCGCTACTAAAGCACGACCCTTAGATATCAAATAAGTAAGATAAATACTCTCATAGAAATGTGAGAGTATTTTTTTATGGCTGAACCAGATCCAAGTAATGTAGCACCCTGGTATCTACGCAATATCAACCAGGCGCTAGAACTCAATGAAGACACTGGCCAGGTATTTGTTCGTACCGGTTTTGAAGGCAACATTATCATTAGTGGTAATGTTAACATTCCCGGTAATATTGACGCACATATCTCAGAGATTGGAACATCAGGTAACCTAACAGTTCCTTGGATGCCTGTCAGTATAGACGGCAACAGTAATGTCACAATATCAGGTGGCAATGTCAATGCTGCGGTTACTGGTACAGTGGCAGTTAGCGGTATTACAGGTAACATTGCGGGTATCACCGGTAATGTTAATATTGGTACAATGCCAAATGTTAACGCAAAT